CAAATAAAACCACAAAAACAGAAGCATGTTCTAAGTTAAAATCGTTAGTTGAATCAGATAGATTAACCATTTATAGCAAACCGTTAATAAGTGAATTAAAGGTTTTTATTAGCAAGGGTGTTAGTTATGAAGCAAAACAAGGGGAAAATGATGACTTGGTAATGTCATTGTTGATAATTGTGCGGATGATGCAACAACTAAAAACGTATGATTCTGGACTTAGTGCCCAAATGCAAGATCATGGGGATGTTTCAATATCCCCAATGCCATTTATTATGTTTTAGGTAAATATCGGTATGCTTATTGAAGAATTAATACCACTGAATGAAATGATCATTCGCCACCGCACAGCCGGTGAAGGAACCACGGTAGTCGCACATCGTGGCAGTATATGGGTTTTTGATACCAAGTAAGTTCTTTCTGGAGATAATAGCTAATATGGGGATGGAAGAATCCGATGACTGGATCACATTTGATAATTTAGCAGATTTTATGGTTGCAAACAAAATTTGGGATGACCGTGGATACTATTATGAAGGAATGGAAGATGAAGACTATGAATAATAATTTAGCTAAATACAATTTATGAGTGATAGTATATCCAAAGACTTATTTGATTTATTAATAAGCAAAGATTTTGAAGTAAAGACTTTTGATTCTGGTGGCAAATCCGTGCTAGATGTAGAGGATGCTAGTATATTCAGGTTTGACTTCACGGTTGGCAAGAATAATTATGGCACTGCTGTAATTCTAATAGATGATGAATCAAATTTTGAGTTATTCTTCGGTGATAACATTGGTAAGTCAATGCGTGGCAAAGACAAAAACTATTGGTATGATTTTCTTTATATTCTGAAACAGTTCTCAATACGGCATCTTAAAAAATTCAAACCATCAAATATGAATAAAATGAAATACAATATGCAAGGCATTGCGGCTATTAAAGAGGGCTTGTTTGAAGGGAAATGGACTGGAACATCTAAAACAAGTTATAATCCACAATCCAAAAAAGTTCGCATTATTGCGAAACATAATAAACGACTAGGCGAAGACGACGCTAGATTTCGCAATATTAAATCACTATTCGTTGAAAATGGTGATGGTGAACGATTTAAATTACCGTTCGTGAATGTAGGTGGTGCTAGAGCAATGGCACGGCATGTATCAGAGGGTGGAAATCCATATGACCAATTTGGTGTTCATATATCTGAAACAGTAAAGGATATTGCTACTATGGGTGGATTTTTGAGAATAAGATCACTTAATGAACAAGAGGGTGAAATTAACCAGATTCGTGAAAAATGTAAAGAACATTATAATGGGTTGCGAAGCAAGATGAGATCGTTGTCTAGTAAGCGTGGCTATAAAAAATATGCTGAATCGTGGAAACCATTGCAGATAGAAGAAAATGAAGCGATTACTGATGCGTTGCGCAAGGTATTCATTAAAGATCCAGTAAATGAAAAGATTGAAAATGCATTGCCATTGATATCACGATTGCAACAAATGGCAGAAGGTGATGTGATGCCGGGGCAGTTAACAACTGAACACACAAGAGAGAACAAAGATATGAAGCAAATAGATGAATTTAACGACTGGGCGCACAAAGTCACAGAAGGTGAGGTAATACAGGGACCGTGGACTAATAAAAGAGTAGTAAATCCACCTGCTTCTAATGTTGAAAAATTAATGCCAATGTGGAATTCGAACACACAAGAGGTAGTAACAGCAGATTCTGAAATGTCAGGGGAAGTAGAAGATTTCGAACATTTTGAAGTGGTATATTTTGATAAAGATCCTAATGTTAGTGTTAGAATAGTCGGTGTTACAGCAGACAATCAGCGTGTAGCAATTGGTAATATATCTAGAGAAAAGGCTGAAATGTATGTAAATCGGTTTAATCACCACTTAAAGAATAAAAATATAACAGAAGGAACTTGGGTAATACCAAAAACAAATACACAATTAGAACAATTACGTCAAGTATTGAGTAAACCAATTCCTGCGTCAGATGCTGGAACCATAATATACCATATCATTGGTGATGATGACTTGTTTGATGAATTGGATGCGTTAAATGAGATAGATCCCACTATGGATGTAAGACCTACTATAATAGAATGGATTAAAGAAAATAACGGAAAGTTCAAAGGAATGGTAGATTTATCTACCGTAATAGATGAACCAACCAATGAGTTATCCAATGCATTAAAACAAATTGGATTGGGTGAAGATATTTCCAATACCCCATTCCCCACAGAACAATTAGCAGAAAAGTTCAAGGAACCTATCCCAGTTGGTGTGAATGCATTGAATGTACAAGAAATGTTAGATGAATTAGTTGACGAAGAAGAGTTAATGGCACAATTAGCTGATGTCGCAGAGAGTGATCCAGAAGCGGATGCACGTCCTATTATAGTAGATTGGTTATATGAGAATGGGTATGATTATGTTGCTGATCGATTAGGATACGAACAAGATCAAGAGGTTGCTGGTGGTGATCAGGTAGATGATTTAATAAACGATGTTGAATCGGATGAAGAGGGTATGCAGGAAGGTTTTGATAATGACCCCTCTTTGGGTGATTGGATTACCTCGCCATGGGATTCGTTTAACAAGAAAGCAGATAATGATAACGAGAGATGGGATGCTGACATGAAACGTTTGCGAGGCATTGCTGGTGATTCATACGAAGCACACCGTGCAGAACAGGGATGCTTGGGTGATCCGCGTGATTGCTTAACGGATTTTAACAAAAAACGTGCAACCAAATCAAAGTCGTTGGGAGAAGATGCTGAAATCAATGATATGCTTAGGCTAGCAGGGTTAAATAAGACGACTCAAGTAAATCATTCATCAGAGATTAACCCAAAGGCAGTTGCTGCCAAGGACTACCATTCAGGTCAGTAGTTGAAAAATTATGCTGAAATAAAAATTAGAGTAAAGAAACCGTCTAAGCACACCCATCTTTATGTGATATCAGCGGGTAATTTATTTAAAATAGGGGTTACTAACAATATAGAACGTAGGATGAAAGCGTTGCAAACTGGTAACCCTTGCCCATTGCAGTTAGAATACTTAGATGAACGAAAAAACCCACATAAGGCAGAGAAGTATCTACATCTGCAATTCCAAAAAAACCATGTTCGTGGTGAATGGTTCGAGAATATATCATTAAAAGATATTAGAACCAAATTGCTATTATTTTTAGATCAAGATTAAAGTACAAAAACTAATTGCAAGATAAATAGACTTATGCTATACTTGGTAACAAGGAATGCATAATTGTTCAAACAACCAGGAAGGTTGATTTGAACTAGGCAAAACTTAAAAAGAAACATAGGTCTAATATAGGAGAAAATTTATGGCAAATTTAGCAGATATTCGTGCTCGTTTAGCAGCACAGGAAAACACAAAATCATCAACCTTTTCAGGTGATAATACAGTTTATGCACATTGGAACATTGACGAGGGGGATACGGCAACATTGCGGTTCCTACCGGATGGAGATACATCCAACCCATTCTTTTGGGTAGAACGTGCAATGATTAAGCTACCGTTTAATGGTATTAAAGATGGCGATGGTAAAAAAATACTAGTGCAAGTTCCGTGTATGGAAATGTACGGACCAGATGAAACCTGCCCAGTGCTTGCTGAGGTTCGGCCTTGGTTTAAAGTAACGGGAATGGAAGATATGGGACGTACATATTGGAAGAAGCGTAGTTATTTATTCCAAGGGTTGGTTCATCAAGATCCAATGGGTGAAGAATCCCCACCTGAGAATCCAATTCGCAGGTTTATGATTAGTCCGCAGATTTTTAAGATTATTCAAAGTAGTCTTATGGATCCAGAAATGGAAGAATTACCAACTGATTATTCACAAGGATTAGATCTTCGTATTGTTAAGACTAGCAAGGGTGGATATGCTGATTATTCAACGAGTAATTGGTCACGCAAGGAAACGGCACTTACTGAAGTAGAACTAGGTCATATTGAAAAATATAAACTAAATGTCCTTAGTGACTTCTTACCTAAAAAACCTGGTGATGTTGAATTGCAGATCATTAAGGAAATGTTTGAAGCAAGTGTTGATGGTGAAGCATATGATCCAGACCGTTGGGCTCAGTATTACCGTCCGTATGGAATGAACAAACCTGATGTAACAGCAGTGCCAAAACCAAAACCAAAACTAACGCCAACGCCAACGCATCCAGCTCCAGTATCTCCAGTATCTCCAGCATCTCCAGATGAAGTGGCTGAGACGGTAGATGAAATTCCTTTTGAAACGGTGCCACCGGTAGAAGAAAAGCCAGTAGCAACTGCATCAAAAGCGGAAGATATTTTAGCACAAATTAGAGCTAGACAGAAGGCATAATACACAATGCAAGAAAGTACGCTAGTTGAATTTAAACGAGAGCGCCTAGATACTATAAGCACTACCTTTTGTGCAGCAAAGTGGTTCTCGTGTGATGTTTATCTACACACTGGTGTAACGTCAAGTTGCAATTACCCTTCACCCCACCATATAGATCTTGATGCGGTGAAGGGTAATTGCTTAAAAATTCACAACACCGATACTAAATTAAATGAACGTGAGAGTATGTTAAATGGCACACAGCCTAGCGGGTGTGATAATTGTTGGAGAATTGAAAATACAGATACAAATGTGATGAGTCATAGGGTTTATGCAAGCAAACGACATGAGACCAATGCGTTTAGTCAATTGTCTGCCAGTGATATAATTGTACCAGAACTGATTAGTGTTGTATTTGACACATATTGCAACTTTAAATGTGTTTACTGTGACCCATCTCAAAGTAGTAGCTGGGCATCGGATATTAAATTACACGGTAATTATAATTTAAAATCAGATGAGCGGGAGACATATAATACTGATATATTAGATAATGTGTTGCGTGATGTGGATTATGATTCATTGTATTCATCTTTCGTGAATATGTTCGTTGACAATATACATGGTATTAGGAAAATAAATATCTTGGGTGGTGAACCGCTTATGAGTCCTAAAATTTGGAAGTTTTTAGATAGTATCACACAGGTTGATTGCAAACATATTACATTAGGTATAGTCACAAATTTGAGTCAATTGCCGTTAGTTAAACGTATAATAGCATACGAAACACATTTTAAACATATACAACTATCGGTGAGTATTGACGGCACAACCAGAAAATCAGAATTTATCAGGAATGGATTGAATTGGGATAACTTTTTAGAATGCATTGATTATATATTTAAAAGGTCGCAGATTGAAATATGGTTGCTAGGGACAATAAACATCTTGTCGTTAGATGGATTAATTGATGTTTTGAAATGGCATGAACATATACAGCAAAAATATAATAGAAAAGTCCCATATAAAATTAGCACGTGCAGATGGCCTAGTTTTCAAGCAATAACCATATTACCTACCTACATAAGGCAGTACTATATTAAGCAAATACAATCTTGGCTGGATATACATAGCACCCCTCTAGAAGATGACTTAGCGGATGAAATAATGATTGAAGAATTGAAACAACTATGTGTTTTGCTGGAACATGCCCCATCGTCAGCAAAAACCTATTTGTATAGGCAAGATTTCAGGTATTTCGTTGAAGAATTTGCAACGAGGAATAAATTAAGTATAAATGACACGTTTAGTGATGTATTATGTGAATGGATTAAGGAGTAATTGGATATGACAAAACCGTTTGATGTAAGTAAGTTTAGAAAAAGTATTACAAAATCAATTGATGGATTATCAGTGGGGTTTAATGATCCCACTGATTGGGTTAGCACAGGGAGTTATGCGTTGAACTATCTTATTAGTGGAGATTTCCACAAAGGTATTCCGCTAGGTAAAGTCACAGTTTTTGCGGGAGAATCCGGCGCTGGCAAATCGTATTTTGCATCGGGTAATATTGTAAAAAACGCACAAGATCAAGGCATTTTTGTTGTTCTTATTGATAGCGAAAATGCATTAGATGAATCGTGGCTTAAAGCACTGGGAGTAGACACTGCCGACGATAAATTACTAAAACTTAGCATGTGCATGATCGATGATGTTGCTAAGACTATCAGTGAGTTTATGGAGAGTTATAAGGCGATGGATGAAGAAGATAGACCAAAGGTATTGTTTGTGATTGATAGCCTAGGTATGCTTCTTACACCAACGGATGTTAAGCAGTTTGAAGCTGGTGATCTAAAAGGTGATTTAGGACGTAAGCCAAAGGCACTAACAGCGTTGGTAAGGAACACGGTTAATATGATTGGTGCGTATAATGTAGGTATTGTAGCAACCAACCACACCTATGCTAGTCAAGATATGTTTGACCCTGATGATAAGATCAGTGGTGGGCAAGGATTTGTGTATGCTAGTTCTATAGTGGTAGCTATGCGAAAACTTAAATTGAAGGAAGATTTGGATGGGAATAAAACGACGTCAGTGCAAGGTATTCGTGCAGCATGCAAGGTGATGAAAACGAGATATGCTAAACCATTTGAATCAGTGCACGTTAAAATCCCATATGAAACTGGCATGAATCCATACAGTGGGTTAGTTGATTTGGCAGAAAAGCAAGGATTGCTTGCCAAACGAGGCAATCGTTTGGTCTATATTAATAAAGAAACTGGGGAAGAGCTGTTGCAATTTAGAAAGGCGTGGGAAAAAAACACTGATGGGTGTTTGGATATGATAATGACGGAGATTAGTATTGGAGTGCGAGATACTGAAATAAATAACCCTACAGAAATTGTAACAGAGGAATAGAATATGAGTTTAGATTTATCATTGGAAATATGGGAAGCATTAAGACCGCATATCGCGGGTGGGTTTCAAGAAGCAGCAGATGATTTCGTTATGTTGTTGATTGAAAATGCAATTGATCCCGCCGATATCAATGCAAGCACATCAGACACCTATATTAAAAAATCACTAGTGGATCATGTGGTGGTGGAAGAATACGAAGAAGATGAAGATGCATTTGGCACGACATCATACGATGAATATGAGTAATGTGGTATTCAAAGATAACAAATGATTTATCCAATATACCTAAATTTATTGAATACTTCAATAATGAGTTAACAAATGCGAAAAAAGAAGTTAAGATAAATGGCAACGTTGAGGTGAATATTAAGGAGTTGCCAGGTATTACAGAACACCGCTTTTATCAATTGCAAGAGATAGAAGCGGTGTTAGCATACTTAGATATCCAGTTACGGCAGATTAGACGTAAATACTTCAAGAAGTATCTTGAAGGTTATAATCGTGCATTAAGTAGCAGAGATGCAGAAAAGTACGTCGATGGTGAAGATGAGGTTGTAACTTTTGAAATCCTAATGAATGACGTTGCATTATTGCGTAATCGTTGGTTAGCTATCCTAAAAGGATTAGACCAGAAAAGTTTTATGCTTGGTCATATTACCAAACTTAGAACAGCAGGAATGGAGGATGTTACCGTATAATGTTTACATCAGCAGAAGAAAGCCATAACCATAGCTTAGAAGTATTGAACTTGTTATACCAATACAATGATTTTATGGATAGTGTTAGTTCATTGTGTGATATGGGATGTGGTACTGGTGCTGACCTAGAGTGGTGGGCAACTAGAATGGCAGAAGATGATAATGAAAATTATATCCCATTGGAAATAAATTGCACAGGTATTGATACATTAGATCATATTAATATATCTGAAAAATATGATAATATTGAATATATTACAGCAGATTTCGAAAAATATATAACTAATACAAAGTATGATATTATTTGGAGTCATGATAGTTTCCAATATGCATTAAACCCAATTCAGACATTAAAGAATTGGAATAGTATGTTGGATGAGAGTGGTATGCTAGTGTTAATATTGCCACAGACTGTTAATATTGAATATAATAGACAGCAAATCTCATTGCAAAATAACCAATTCTATCATCATTCATTGGTAAGTCTTATTCATATGTTAGTTATTAATGGGTTTGATTGTAAAACTGGGTTCTTTAATAAACAGATCGATGATCATTGGATTAGTATCGTGGTTTATAAGAGTGATATTGCACCGTTATATCCTGGATTGCCGAATTGGTATGAATTAGCCGAAACTGGTTTATTGCCTGTGTCTGCTGTAAATGGAATCAATGAACGAGGATATCTACACCAGGATGATTTAATATTGCCTTGGTTAGATAAAAGTACAATGGGATTTGGGAATATATGATTGTTGTCCTAGTGACTGGTGGATTTGATCCTCTGCACAGTGGTCATATAGCATATTTAGAACATGCGAGAAAGTTAGGTGATAAGCTACTTGTCGGGGTGAACAGTGATGAATGGCTTATTCGTAAGAAGGGTCGGGGATTTATGCCATACACAGAGCGTGAAACAATTGTCCAAAGTATTGGTGTAGTAGATGCTACCATACCATTCAATGATGTTGATGACACCGCAAATGATGCGATCAACGAAGTTAAAAACCATTATAAAGGTTGTGAAATCATTTTTGCTAATGGAGGTGATCGGAAATCAACGAACATTCCTGAAGTAGATGCGTTTAGGGATGATGCAACAGTGACATTCGCATATGGGATTGGTGGTGAATATAAGAAGAATTCATCAAGGTGGATATTAGATGAATGGAAAGCACCAACGACAGCTAGAGATTGGGGATATTATCGTGTGCTGTATGAATGTACTGGGTATAAAGTAAAATTGTTATCTGTTGATCCTGGTAAAGCATTAAGTTGCCAAAAGCATAATCACCGAAGTGAACATTGGTTTGTATCGGGGGGATCTGGAACGGTGATGATTGGGAATGTTAAATATGATAATTTAAAAAAGTTTGACCAAATTAAAATCCCACGGGAACATTGGCATAAACTAGAGAACAATACTGATGAAAGGCTTGATATCATCGAAATTCAGTATGGTGAGAAATGCATAGAAGAAGATATTGATAGAAAAAGCATAAATATGTGTGATAACAATTACAACGGAGATTAATTATGGCAAATAGACGAGTAGATTTAATGGGCAGTGCATTTTCGGACACCGGAAATGTAACCATCAGCATTCAGTTGAATAACAATGAAGTATTTACTGGTGCAATTATAGCATCACCAACACAAGATGATGAAACACAGGCAAATGCAGTTGCCACGGCATTGTGTTCATTTGATATTGATTCGGCGCTTAGTGGTAATTTGCCATTGGTTATAACAGCGACTGGGGGAATATTATATTTTGCAAACTTGCATGCGGTTGTATGGAAGGATAGCGAACATACGGTGATGTCTTCCGACGCTGGGGACATTAACAGTAATACCACTGTATCTGATGGGAAGACTAATGCAATGGTGGATGGTGAACCACAAGTATTTGATGCATCTGTGGCAATGAATGAGAACGGCACAGTTGGCGATTGGCATTATAGAATTCCAGATAATTCGACATTAACTTGTGATATAATGGTTGATGATATTAATATTGCAGTTGACCCAACTTAAATATTAACAAAAGCATTTCATTTATACAACTGTCAGAAGATAGTTGACTGTACGGCTATTTGTGGTATTATACACCCTTCTTTAATTGGTTAAACGAAGAAGGGTGTATAATGTCGCACGTTCGTAATTTTTCAATGGTTCGTGCCGTGCTCATTTTATCAACGATGAAGTTTTTGAAATGATTCACCAATCGGAAAGCATTAGTGTAGCCCAAATGTATGCACAATAGTTTTTAATTTATGGTATAATACATTTATGAAGCAAGCTATAATTACTGTAAAAGATGAAGTGAATTGCAAGATCACAGGACTAGATCTTGGGACTAGAAAAAAATTAGTCAATAAATTAAAGTATCTAATCCCCCATGCAAGGTATCTACCTTCTGTCAAATTGGGTAGATGGGATGGCAAAATAGCATTTTTCCAGCTAGGTGGTAGCACATACATTAATCTATTGCCAATTATATTGCCTATTTTAGATAGCGATGGATACTCAGTTGAATTAAATGATTTGCGAGAATACCAAACAACATTCCATTTTGATGAAGTTACCGAAAATAGTTACCAGGTAATTAATTGGCCAACGAAGCACACATGCGCCGATCAACCAATTCAAATGCGAGATTACCAGGTGGAAGCCATAAATGCATTTTTGAAAAACCCTCAATGTTTACAAGAGATTGCTACTGGATCTGGCAAAACTTTAATGACAGCCTCGTTATCGGAACGGGTTGAACAATACGGCAGAAGTATTGTTATCGTGCCAAACAAGTCATTGGTAGTGCAAACAGAAGAAGATTACATTAATATGCAATTGGATGTTGGTGTATTCTATGGGGACAGGAAAGAGTATGGCAAACAACACACTGTATGCACCTGGCAAAGTCTTAATAGTTTGCTGAAACAAACTAAAAACCAATCAGCCGATATTACAATTGGTGAGTTCTTGGAGGGGGTGGTTTGCGTGATAGTTGATGAGTGCCATGGAATCAAAGCTGATGCATTGAAGGGATTGCTTACGGGGGCAATGGCACATATACCGTTGCGGTGGGGTTTTACTGGTACTATGCCAACGGAAGATTTTGAATTCAAAGCATTAGAAGTAAGTATTGGTTCAGTAATAAATAAAATTAGTGCTTATGACTTGCAGAATCAAGGAGTATTGGCTAAATGCCATGTGAATATAGTGCAACTAATAGATCTTGTTGAACATACTAACTATCAGAGTGAATTAAAGTATTTGTTATCAGATGAAAGTCGCCTAGATGCAATGGCTGATTTAATAAGAAAAGCAAATTCATCTGGAAACACGTTAGTATTGGTGGATCGGATTAGTGCTGGCAAAGAATTGGTTGAACGATTGGATGGTTCAGTATTTGTAAGTGGCGCAACGAAAGGAAAGGATAGACAAGAACATTATGATGAAGTGGCTGGCACAGATGATAAAATCATTATTGCAACATATGGCGTTGCTGCCGTTGGTATTAATATTCCTAGGATTTTCAACCTTGTGCTTATTGAGCCTGGTAAGTCTTTCGTTAGGGTTATTCAGTCAATTGGCCGGGGAGTTCGCAAGGCAAAAGACAAAGACTTTGTTCAGATTTGGGACATAACAAGCACATGTAAATTTGCCAAACGGCATCTAGGAAAACGAAAATCCTTTTATCGTGAGGCAGGGTATCCTTTTTCTATAGAAAAACTTGATTGGAAGTGAAAAATAGTATATACTAGCAGAATGAGAATACACACATTAGATGACAACCGTAGTTATAACCTAGACTCCCTGCCAGAAGAAATAGATGATTTGCGATTTGCAATATTAGATAACAGTAACCCAAAAGAACCAGATTATTTTTATATTCCCCTTATATTCTTAGAGAGTTTCGCTAGTCCATCACTGGTGCTTAAAATAGGCAACCATGTGATCAAAATGCCATTGGATTGGCATGTGCTAATTGGTGAAGAAGAGTTGGGTGACTTAGAAGCAATGCAATTAACTAGTATAAATGATAGAGATTTCAAGGTATTTGAATTTAATAGTCTTAGTAGTACAAGGGCAGAGTTTTTACCAATTGAAGTCGTTGATATATACAATGAAGTTCAGTGGTATTCACCAAAACTAAAAAACGGGCAGTATCTAGCTGTGCCACTAAGTGACGAGCCTGGTGCACCTGTGGTATATTTCATTAGTACGGTATCGCGTAATTGTGAAGTCGTTGATTATAGCAAGGCATGGTAAAATGGCACATAAGCTAGATATTTTTAAAGTATTGGCATCATTGGATAAGAAAGATTATACATTGTATGATTCTTTATCTGATGAAGAGAAGAAAGGGTTCACTGCATTCCTAACTAATAAATGGATGGCTAGTGTTGATGGGTCAAATGAATTACAGCACTATTATCTAGCAAGTACCAATCATTACAGCAATAAACATTTATTTGATATTGGTAGACATCCAAAATTACAATACCTATCATTGGTTGCTAGTAGTCCAGGTATAGGCAAACAAAACCACACTTGGATTAAGGCTAAGAAAAAGGAAACCACCAAAAGCAAACAAGATATTAAACGGATATTAACTGATATGTACCCCCTATACAAAGAAGAAGATATTGAAGTATTAAGTAATTTCGTTACTAAACGGGAGTTGACAAAATATGCAAAAGACAGCGGAAGTTGAGGTCTATGCTTGTAAATTTTGTAATAAAGATTTTAAGCGTGAAAAATCATTAATCGTTCATTTATGTGAACCAAAGAAAAGATACAATGAACGAACTGAAAAAGGTGTTCGTAATGGGTTTAACACATACCTAAAATTCTATGAATATTCACAAGGGTCAGCTAAATTAAAATCGGAGGAGGATTTTATAAAAAGTTCATATTATAATGCTTTTGTAAAGTTTGGTAGGTATTGCAATGATATCAATGCTATTAATCCAGCTAAATTTGCCGATTTTGTGATTGGAAGTGGAAAAAAATTAGATCATTGGGCAAAGGATTCGACGTATGCTGAATATAAGTTAAAATTATTACATACCGAACATTCGACCGATGCATTAAGTCGTGGGTTACGGCATGGTGTTAACTGGGCAGAGTTAACCAATAACGTATACTCAGATTTATTGCGAAAAGGTGGCACTAATGCGATATGTCTTGCTATTACAAAAGGTGAACTGAGTGCGTGGGTTATATACAATTGTGACAGCGGACAGCAGTTTTTAAATGGTTTAAACGAGGATCAAATGGCAATCATATGGGATTACATTGCACCAGATTATTGGCAAAAAAAGTTTAATGATTATGAGGAAGACCAGGTATATACCAAAGAAATGTTAACTAAGGCGGGTTGGTAAATATGGCACATAATGCTGATATTGACATTGATTTTGCTGACCGTGAAGATATACTTAATTTGATTAAACACATACCAGCAAGACAAGAAACTAATACGGAATCAAAGCATCATAATAGTGGTGTATATGTTACTGATATTCCGTATGATCCTGTGCATGATTGTGCAAGTATTGATTATAAAGAAGCTGATACTCGTGGATATTTCAAGGTTGATTTCTTGAATGTTTCAGTATATAAACTCATCAAAGATCAAGATCACTATGAACATTTACTCGCACAGAAACCACAGTGGGAGAAATTACTAGATAAGGATTTTTGCGAACACGTAATACACATTGGGAATTACAATGATTTAATATGTAGATTGCGTCCTGATAGTATTCCGAAGATGGCTATGTTTTTAGCACTAGTTAGACCAGCGAAGCGGCACTTATTGGATAAGTCGTGGGGAGAAATAGCTGAGGGTATTTGGGATAAGCCGAATGATGGTAGCTACTATTTTAAGAAAGCACATGCAGTATCATATGCGATGTTAGTAGCACTTCATATGAATATACTGGGATGATTAAACTATTATTCAACTCGACGAACGAGAATAATTGATTTTCGTTTCTTCTTCTGTATTGCTATTTCGGTTAGGCTAGTGTTTGGACCACATAATATTTTAACATTCTTGTTCGTGAATACACGCTTGTAATTTTTAAATACA